CCAGTACCTAAGCAGGTTATGAGTCCATCTGGACCGTTTCCGCAAGAGATATTTAGAGAGTCTAAAATTAATACTGAGTACGATTCCGAAGTCCCTGAAGACGGAAGTAATTTTCCAATTGGGTCAACGGCTCAAAATAACTTTAGAGGCGCCCGCGTATTAGTTTGCTCAGAATGTAATGAACGAGTTCTAGAGCATAAGACAGGCGACCATACCTGTAAGGAAGAGTAATGCCAAGAAAAAGAGCCCAGATACCGAGTGTTGACGTACTCCTTGGTGGGTACAACATCGGTCAACCTGCTTCAACCTCTAACCTGCCCACACTTGATGAGTACTTGTTTAACCCCTCATCTAAAGTAAAAAAAGAAGAAGTAGCCTCAAAGTACGAAGTTATATCTGCACATAATTTAAGGACTACAACGTCCTCTAACCCTAAAAAGCCAAGAACTCTAAAAGCTGGGTACGATTACAGAACAGAAACTTTAACTGTTGTGTTTAGAGATGGAACTTGGTGGAACTACTACGACGTGCCCCACTATCTGTGGGAAGGGTTTGTTCTTTCACCCTCAAAAGGCTCGTACCTAGAAAGTTCTGGGCTTAACAAATGGCCTAAGATGGGCGTAGCTGACCCAGCAGGAATGCCAAGAGACCAACGAGTTCAGTTAAACGATGTTAAAACATTTGCTACCTATATGTATGGAGATGGTGGAGCTTTCGCTCAATAATATGAAATCAATTGGACCACTATACGGAGATGTAATCCAGTACTACCACCGCAACTTACTGCCTGTGGTAGAAAAAGGCTGGACCCAAGAGACAGAACATCCCTTTAGACAGAGCAAAGTATGTTTAGTATTTCGCGTTCCGTTTACTAAGCCTGGGTTTGTGTTGGGGTTGTGGAAACGCTCTGAGGGTCTTGTATTCGATGAAGACGCCGATGATATGATTGCTAAAGCATTAGGACTTAGAGATATGGAACTTAATACGGAAGAGATAGGGGATTGGCGTGTTTAAAAAGAAAAGCATTTGGGACAAGCCCTTTTCAGAAAAGATTGCAAAACGAGTAAGAAAGATACATACAACAGAGCTTGAGATGTGGATTGAACAGGCTACTTACGAGTTGGGTCGTTGTATGAGTATCTATTCTAGAAACCATGACGTTGCGGCCCTAGAAGAGGCCCTAACTGGGGCAGAAGCGCTACACGCAGTTGTAAACGAGCTTTATGCCAGAACTAACAAAACAACCGTGTAAAACGACATGTCGACATTTCCGCTACAATTATCTTGCCTCTCTTCCTTCTCTCCCGTGTGTGGCAACGTGAACCCTGGTATACCTACCAGGGTTTCATGTTTTTTACTAGACTAAGGAACATATGAGCGAGTTAGAATTTTTAGACGAAGAAGAGGAACTCTTAGAGGATGACGACGAACTCCTTGAAGAAGAGGAAGAAGAGTTAGACGAACTATCCAAAGAGTTTGTTCGTAAGACAGTAGACAAAACAATTCAATTTATGAACGCGCTAGTTGGGCATGAGTTACACCCGTATCAACTACCGCTTGCTCGTCGCATTATTGAGTCTGTAATCATTAACGACGGTGAAGAAGTTACAGCACTTGCCGCACGTCAGTCAGGTAAGTCAGAAACAATTGCTAATACAGTAGCCACGTTAATGGTGTTGCTACCCAGGCTTGCAAAGATGTACCCAGATTTATTAGGCCAGTTTAAAGATGGCATCTGGATTGGTATGTTTGCTCCAGTTGAAGGCCAGGTAGAAACACTCTTTGGTAGAACTGTAAATCGATTAACTTCTGAGCGTGCATTAGAGATTTTAGGAGACCCAGAGATTGATGACTCTCTTGGTAAGGTCCCAGGAGTAACACGCCAAATTAAGCTTAAGAACTCAGGCAGTAGCCTAATGATGATGACGGCTAACCCTCGTGCAAAGATTGAATCTAAGTCTTTCCATCTCATTGTTATTGACGAGTGCCAGGAGGCAGACGACTTTGTTGTATCTAAATCAATCTCTCCAATGCTTGCGTACTACTCAGGCACAATGGTAAAGACAGGCACACCTACTACACACAAGAATAACTTTTACCGCTCTATTCAATTAAACAAGCGTAGACAGACAGGAAGAGCCTCTAGGCAGAACCACTTCCAATGGGATTACAAAGACGTGTCTAAAGTAAACCTTAACTACGGCAAGTTCATTAAGAAAGAGATGTTACGTATCGGTGAAGACTCCGATGAGTTCCAGATGTCGTACAACTGCAAGTGGCTACTAGAACGCGGAATGTTTGTTACCTCCACGATTATGGATGAGCTTGGAGATACATCTCAGGAAACTGTTAGGGCTTGGCACAGAACTCCAGTTGTTGTTGGAATCGACCCTGCACGTAAGATGGACTCAACTGTTGTAACTGTTGTGTGGGTTGACTGGGATAGGCCAGATGAGTTTGGTTATTACGACCACCGAGTACTTAACTGGTTAGAAATTCAGGGCGATGACTGGGAAGACCAGTATTTTCAAATCGTAAACTTTCTTGGCTCTTACGATGTTTTAGCCGTAGGTGTAGATGCTAACGGTGTTGGTGACGCAGTAGCCCAACGACTTAAGCTTTTACTTCCAGGAGCAGAGGTTCACTCGATAGGCAGTAGCCAACAAGAACAATCTAAACGTTGGAAGCACCTTAAGGCTTTGATTGACCGACGTATGGTTGGCTGGCCTGCACACGCTAAGACTAGACGCCTTAGAACTTGGAAGCGCTTTTACCAACAGATGACAGACCTAGAGACAAAATTTCAAGGCCCAAACTTCTTAGCCCACGCCCCAGCTGAGGCTCACGCCCACGACGACTATGCGGATAGTTTGGCCATTGCTGTCTGCTTGACTATGGATTTAACGATGCCTTCGGTAGAAGTATCCTCTTCACCTTTTTATAGATAATTCTTACTTTAGGCAGTATTTACGTTAAATAAGTAGCACACTTTTACCTGAGGCCTCAACCTTTACAAGGAGTTATAACTATGACAATCTCACCAGCACCAAGCTTCCCAGAACGTCCAGGAACAGTTTACGACCGCAAGATGGCTGGCGCTATGCCAGGACAGCGCGGACCACTTCGCTTTGAAGAGGGAATCGCAACTGATACAGATGTTCCGCAAGAATTTTCAAACGGAGCTGCACAGGGATACATTCCTGCAGCAGGTCGTCCAAATCGCAATGCACCAGTTCACACTAAGTCAGCTGAAGAAACAATGCGTGAGCGTGCTCACGTAGGTTCAGCAGCATGGGTAGAAGGACCAAACACTCTTCAGGAGTTTGCTTCTGCCGGTTTTAGCGACTACGGTTCAAATGTTATTGAGGAAGTATTCCGCAATGGCTCACACCAACAGCGCCTTAACCCTGCAGTAGTGCAGGACTAATAGAAGAAATAGCTCCCCACCGTCCTTCGGGACTGGTGGGGCTTTTCTAAGGATTAACTATGGCACTCATTTCTGGTCGTTCCGTAACTAATGCTCCAAAGCAGTTACCTGCTAATCCACGCCTCTGGAATACAGTTACTGTTCAGGCTAAGTCACGTTTTCCTAAGTATCCTTCACCAGCCGCTGCCCACTGGGTGCACACTAAGTATGTGCAAATGGGCGGAAGATTTGTAGATTCTAAAAAAGATATTGACCCACGTAACAGAGATTACGCGCAGGAAAAAAGAGACAAAGAAGAAAAAGACCAAAAGGCAAAAGTTACAAAAAAAGTTGGTCAAGGCTCTATTAAGGGCGAAGCCGTTAAGAAGTAACCACTAAAGCGATATGTCGATATTGGTGCTAGTATTTAGTTGTAAGTTTAACGAAAGGATTTATCGGTGAGTGGTAGCGGTCTAGATTTCTCACCTCCATCGTATAGAGCCGCGTCCTCTGACTTAACAATCTCTATCTCTCCACTAGGTCTTGTAGAACTAGCGGATGAAGAGTTTGAAGTACACGGTCCTCGCCTAAATCGTTATTCCCTTAACTGGGCAATGTACCTAGGTCATCACTATTCATACCGACGTCAAGTAGGCGAATCACAGATGGTTCTTAACTACTATCGTGCTTTTACAGATTTTATTCTTAACTTTACATTTGGTAAGGGCGTTCAATTCCGTAGCCCTAAGCAGACAGAAGCTATTGTTCCAGACTTG